CCGGTGTTACTTTTGTAGCCCGATTAGTCTCTTATACCGCAGTAAAGTTGACACCCTATTAGGGGTGACTTCTTCACAAGGTAACCTTGGTGATAAACCAAGGGCCTGGGGTATATCAGCAACACAGCGCCACATAGATTCACATCTATGGAACACTGTCTGTCTGAATACGTCGAAGACCTTCTCGTCGAAGGCCTCCTTCATGGACTTAACGACTAAGTCGTCAAGTGCATAAGGTGTGTTACTACCATAAGAATTCTTATGGATAACACGAGTGAGATCAACAAGTGATCCCATTACGTGCTTTTCACACACACGCAGGAACTTATCAGTCTCTTTCATCATCGTAACTAGGTTTGATCCTGGATACGACATGTTAAGACCAACTGGTTCCAAGAGTCCTCGAACCTTTTCGAAGACTAGTTTCTGTTGTGCTGTCAATAGCACAATTGACTGTGGGCCCAGATTCTTACAAATATCAAGGAAGTTATCATTAGATATCTTCCTCCATTTGTAAGTAGGGAGGACTTGATCCTTAGTAATCACCTTTCCAGCAAATTCCGCTAGGAATGAGCTAGATAATGATTTCTGAGGTGACCATGGACATTTCATCTGCGACATCACTGCCGTATATGATTTGAACAAGGACTCATCAAGAATCACAACATCATCACCAACAACGAAGAACTCATTATCGAATACATCTTTTCCACTAAGGAATCGAAGTAATAGACCATGAGTCAATGTAAACATACCAAAACTTGGGTATAAACCTAAGGGTTGGCCACGTTGCCATTGTATATCACCCATTTCAGATTTCCATCTGAGACGGGATATCTCTTCTATCAGTTTGATGTCAATGATATCACCAAAGATAGAACGAAGAGTCTCTAATTGCAACCCAAGAGGGAAGTAATCAGTAGCTCCAGTTAAATCTATTGAGTGAACAACCTTACCTTCTGACAAGGATCTCTGGATCCAGGGTATTGCTTTAGACTGATTGAATGTACAATCCCACTCTAACTTTTTGACGATGTCATAAATGGCATCACCAATAGGTTTAAGTGCCAACTGATGAATCCGGTAAGGGGAAGCGATTGCTCGCAACTTCAAACCAGGCTCCTGTAGGAAGTGAACTTCACCTCCATACATGTGTTTATCAGGATTAACCTTCAACCTTACTTGGGGACCACGAATTCCTTTAACTACAGGAGCATAAAGCTCATTGTAGGTCCAGGCAAATGTGTAGTTTTCTCGACCGATAGCATACTGCATCTCTGCAAGTATGTTATCAGATTGATGAACCCTAACCGATGAATGGAACATAGGAGCCCACTTTGTGGGTGAACCTCTGTATTCCAATAACGAGTTATGTCCCCGAGTGACTTTGTGAAGCGGAAAATGACGCTTCACAAACTGAGAATAATTGAGATAAAACGATAGTTCTAAATTATCGTTTGGATCACAATTAACGCCATCCATAAACTTTTGAAATTGTGACAGAGTCACCTTTTCATTAATAAATAGAGAAGCAATGTTGAGTGCTTGTAAGACTGTATTGAATCTCTTTCGAGATTTCTTTACAGAAGTACCAAGCAAACACCATTTCATTACAGATCCAAAGACACCATAAGGAAGTCCTTTTGAGTTCTTACGAACCCAATCGTCCTTCAATGAAGGTAGTCCTGCCTTACGGCGAATGAGATCAAGTTTCAAGGTTTTTAACCTCTTAACTGCCCATTCTGGACCATTTTCTC